TACGCAATGAAATAACTTGTTGTATTGTATCAAAATTACTTTGAGTATTTCGTTTATAACGCCATTCATCTACATCTCTGTCTACTTCAGGACGTTGACGATTAGGTACATTAGTCTGTGTAATATCAAACAGGGTGTAGCAAGTAATAATGTAACTCATACTACTATTTAATAGCCGTAAAAAAACCCAAGAATTTCTTGGGCCTTTTTATTCAAGTTAAAGATTAACCTGTGAATGTAGCAGAAGCAGTTACAGTAACAGCTTCGACGGCTGCTGTCAAAGCAGTGTCTAAAGATGTAGTTGTCCATGCGCCAACTGGGTATACAGCGATAGCTAATGTGTCATTAGATGCGTCTGTGTACTCATACATATAAATTGTAGCCAATTGTTGAATTGTCTGAATAGCTGTATTGAACTGAGTTGTAGTAACTGCACCATCAAAAGTGATAGTGAAGAAGTCTAACTTAGGACCTTGAGGTTGTACAGTAGCGGCAGACTCAACTGCGTTAACACCAGAGTTAGTGTAAGCTGGGCTGTCATAGTTCATTACCGGTAGATAGTCACCGTTTGTGCGTGTAAATTGTGCCATTTTGATATTCCTTTAAATGTTTTGAATCCTACTGATTCATGTATATATTTATGCCTGGAACAAAAAAATATCGGTTTTGGTTACTTAATTCCAAAGTTTTGACGGCTAAAACCCATTCTATCTACATATTTGTAGCCGTTAGCAACAAATCCCTCTTGCCCTTTAGTGCCATCGTCTAATGCACCCTGTACAGGACTAGAAGCGGCTGCTTGATTTAGTTGATTCAATATAGCAGTCTTTAACATATAAACAGATGACCATATTTCCATCAAGGCCTGAACTCCTGCAGGGTTAGCAGGGATATGTCCGGGGTATTGTTTACCGGTCTTTTTGTCTACATATCCAGTCAATAGCTTCTGCTTCATAACACCGCTCATTGCTCTATTTTCAATGAACTTATAGAATCCATCAGTTAAGTCATTTAGATTACCTTCTCTGATTCTATTGTTGAAATATACACCTAACATGTTGTTTTTAAACCCATCTGATGGTATGCCCAAGTAATCAGTATTCAAAAACTTATCTAGTGCTTTACCATATTTTTTAATTTTAGCACTAACATTTTTTAATTCTGCTTCTGGCATTACTATCTTGGGAGTCTGTGGTAATTTGCTAGGTAGTATAGCAACATCAGAATCTTCTTTTAACCCACCTAGTTTACCATTCAACGATACAGCAAAATCAGTAGGATGAACCTTCTGCCCTTTAGCACTCATTTTCTCTGCTTTAATAGGGGCATCTGGTTTGATATATTGATGTACTGCTATACCAGCGACTTTACCAGCAAGCTGTTGACCTATTTGACTGTTAGCATCTACTGTATATGTGATACCTTTAGGATTAGCTTTAAAAACATATACACCATTTTGATTTTCTAATGGCTGACTGAATAACAAATCACCCCAATAGTAACCAGTAGTACCTTTACTTGCTTTAGCTAGTCCAGGCCATATTGCAGGAATGATGGCTGCTAATCCACTACGTTCTACTCCACGTGCTCTGTCATACTCAATAAATTGTGCGGGGCTATATATTGCTCGTCCAGAACCATCTGCTTTATTAAACATATGTTTGTCTGATATACTGAACTTACCATCAGGACCATGACCAAAAATCAATGCAGGATAACCATCCCATTTAATTGTTGCAGTTTGAGGTTTTTTAATTGTTGTGTTAACTGAATTGATAGCATCAGCGACACCTTGAGTGCCACCTAAAAATACAGAATCTTCTAAGTGCGGTGCATGTCCGCCAGTGAAGGCTTCGTTAACAATCTCTAGTTTGTTAACTGTGTCTCGTAAGTATGCTAATGATTCAGATAAGTTCATTATGCTTGTGCTGCCAATTGTTGTTGGATACGTTGTTGTAACTTAGCTTCTTCATCCGGGGTAGGTGCTCCCTTGTTACCTGATTTAATTTTGTTAACGTTTAACTTTTGTTGACGGTTTACAGGATTAGCTGTAGTTTTTGGTTGTTGTAGTTGCTTACCCATCTGGTCAAATGCTCCGGCGCCGCCAGAAGAAGGTTCTTGTAATGTAGCTATTAACTGTTTCTTTTCTTCACTAGATAATTTGCTAACTAATGACATTACTTGGTCATATGCCGAACCAGTCTGTGCCGTGGCTGCCGCTGACGTAGGAGTAGATGCACTAGGAGATGTTTCAGTATCGCTTGATCCTAGGCCCTGTTTCATTCCTTGTGAAAAAGCACTTGCCCCCGATGTTGGTTGTGCGGTAGTAGCGCCTACATTTGCACCTTGAGTTTCTCCACTACCTTGACTATAACTTATAGCAAAACCTAAGTTAGCCAGTTGCGTCAATGCATTAGTCATCTTTGGATAGCTAGCTTGAGCCTGGTCTGCTAATGTTTTAATTTGTGCTTTTGCTTTAGGGTCAGTAATAGGAACTCCTAAATACTGATTAAACATGTTTTGTAAGTATTCACTGATAGATTGTGCTTCTTGTGCTTCATCAATGTTAATAATGCTTTCCAAGATATAGTCTAACTTAGCATATCTTGATTCACGTTGCACTTGACCACTGCCACCTACATAATTTTTGAATCCACTTTGTCCACTAGTTGGTGCGGCACCTGCTTTCAATCTACCTTTAAGAGCCGCAGTTTGTTGCGGTGTCATCTTAGTTTGTTGAGCTGGTGCAACCGGTGCACTAGGCTTAGCCGGGGCAGGACTGTTTGCCATTTGGTCCTGCGCAACTTTAGCGGCTGCGGCTAGCTTTTCTTTTTGAATTTCGGCAGGTGTCTTTGGTGAGGCTGACGTTGCAGGTTGTTGAGGTGTAGTATTTGCACTCGGCTCAGGGGTAGCATCTTGTTGTGGTTCTACTGCTCCGACAGCGCCTGCTTTAATGTTAGGATCAACTAATCCGCTTTGAATAGCACTGTTCAAATTGGTACTTGCTCTACCGATAAAGTCTGAAATGAATTTATCTTTTGCTATCTTATCTTGTACTGATAAGTTACCTTCAGCTTTTCCGGTAAGTCTATTACCGGCTTGCTTCATAGCGGCAGCTCCATAGTCACCAAACATTTGGTTTAGATTTAATTCATTCAGCTTCACGATTTTTCCTTAAAGATTTTGCAAATCTCGCTTTATCCTTGCTTTTGATAGCACTTAACAGTTTCTTTTCTAAAAGTTGAGCTTGTTCTTCAGGATAGTGACGATTAATCATTTCAATTAAATGAATGGCACTACTGATGATATTATGGGCCCTACTCTCAATAACGTGAGTTGTATCACGGTTATTACCGAGTTCTTCTAGTTCCTGTAAAAGGGAGCGAGTTTGTTTTTGCATATAATTATCCTACAAGTATTTATGCTATTATAAGAGAATTATTTCTTTAGGGAATTGAGTAATGACTTGAGTTTTGACCCCTGTACATCAGCTACAACACGCTTAGTCTCAGGTTCTAGTATCTCACCGGTCTTTTGATCAATGATAGGTTCAGTGGACATAAGTGTTGATTGGGGCTTTAACTGATTCATAATGTCATTGGGACTAGGGGCTGGACGATATTTTGCTTGTTGGTCAGCATACCCATCTGGATCCTCGTCAGTAATACGCATTGTCTCAATGTTATATTCTAAATCAATCTTCTGACCCACACCAGTACTACTTCGTGACTTCATACATTGAATCTGATACTTGCCACGTTCACGCATACTACGACTTGTAAAAATACCGAACACGTTATCTGCTGTGTTAATCTTACTGATACCACCAGCAATGTGACTATGGTCGAATTCAATTTCTTCAACAGCACTACGATTCAATTGTGAAGCAGTAACCATCAATACACCTAAATCTTTTGCTAAATTACGCAATTCTTCTGAAACATATTTGTCTTTAATAAACTGGTCGTTAGGATTAACTTTAACAGATACAGGCATAACCAAGTCAAGATAGTCAATCATCACAAAGTCAACTTTGATTCCAGTCTGAATCTGCACTTCTTTGATATAACTGCGTATATCATTTACATTACTTTGTGCAGGTAATCCTTTAACACGATATTGACCAGACTTCTTACTAGACATTCTAATCTTTAAGTGTGCGTCATCAATGTTCTTGCGAATGTCCCTAGTACTCATACTGGTCAACATAGCATCAGTACGCAACGATGTTAATTCTTCACTCAACTCAAGTGAGATATAAACACCACTCAATCCCATCTGCAACCAATTCAACGCAATATTCATCATAACAAGCGACTTACCTGAACCTGAGCCACCTGCAAAGATATTCAATTCGCCACGACTGAAGCCACCATACAACAGCTTGTCCATCTGAGGCCAGCCTGTACTTTGTTGTCCACCTGCATTAAAGTATTTGTTAATACGGGCTTTAGGATCAGCAAAGTAATCTGTACCCATGTCTCGTTGTAGACTAATCTGTACTGCGTCTTTGATTAGTTTCTCAACAGGGCCAAAGTCACCCTTCTCTAATAAGTCTGCGGCTTTAAGAATAGCACGTTCTAGTTCTTGACGTTTAGTGAATTGTTCAAATTCTTCTAAGAACCATTCTGTATGATTATCACCAAATTCAGGAATCAATTCAATATCAATTCCTGTTACTGCTTTAATTTGTGATTGATCTGGTAACATACCATGTTTACTAGTATATTCTTTAATAAACTCTGCGGCTGATCTGATTGACTTATCAAAGTTTTCACTATTCATAATGTTCATAACACGGGTATATAATTCCCCATTAGTTAACATCATTCTTAAAAACAACTTTTGTACTTCTACTTTATTAT